CTATTTTTTATCCTTATAGCCTGTTCTCTCCCAGATCTCCTTCAGCCGCTCCCATCCATCCATAGATACCAGGGCCACGATAAACGCTGCCAGAATACTGGCAAATATCATATACCACTGAATAGGCTGATCCAGCCAAGCCATGGCCGCCACCAGAACTGCCGGACAGAGAATCAGGCTCAGAACAAGCACCACCGCCGAGGTGGGCAGCTTGGAAAGTCCCGGCCAGCTCTTAATTACCTGGGTGATTGCCGATACTAAAAAGGCCATCACGCCGATCGCGATCAGTCCATAGGATATATACTGCATCAAGGTTGTAACATCCATCTGCTTTTCCTCTCTTTTTTCCTTAGTATATTGAGATGCCGAGCAGAGCGCTCCTGTGACAGTATCCTCAACGCTGCAGGAGGGACCGACAGCCTGCGGCGCGCTGCGAAACAGAGAGGTTTTCATACAATTTCGCCAGATACGCAAAAACCCTTGTAAATACAGGAAAAATCCAGTATTTACAAGGGCAAAAGAAAAAAGCTGCTGACGGGAATCGAACCCGCCGAAAAGCCTTGTAAAATCAAGGCCTGACGGGTGTCGTGTTGCATTTCGTGTTGCATAGACAGATATATTTCCGAGGATGGTACAATATTTCAAAGTATTTCCAAACAAGGCGGTGGGCAATCTACCGCCTTACATATTTATGTCCTTCAAAATCATACTCTCCCACAATCCGCAGCACCCCTCTCCCATCCGTCACCATACACTGTCCCTCATGAATTCCTGGTTCCGGGCAGAGGAAGAACCTCTCTCCTGCCGGATCTGTCTGGTAACCGGTCAGCATATAGCCGGCATCGTCAAACAGATACCAGCCAGAAGTTCCTCCGGTTACCTCGGTCAGCCAGTACCAGCCGTTTCTGGCGTAAGAGCCATCCTTAAACTGGTACCACCAGCGCACCCCATCAGCGGCCTGGATGAATCCCTGAGGATATTCCTTCGGGGCTGTGGCTGTCAGCGCTGCCTTGAAGGCCTCCCAGGTGTGGGCCGTGTGGTTGTAGACGTAAGGATTCGGGCAGATCTTCCCCGTTACGTCGTAGTGTCGGATCACACGTTCTGCCGGAACGTCATACTTCTCCATCAGCTCTTTCGTCAATTCAATGGCCGCCTGAACCGTGGCTTCCTCAAAGTACCAGTCCCGGCTGTCCGCCGCCTGACTGCCTTTGTTTCTCACACAGAGTTCAATTCCGATACTGTTGGAGTTCCGGCACTCCGGATGCCGGTAAGTCTTTGCTCCGCAGTGCCAGGCAATGTCACCGTCCTCCACGCTCTGCCAGATCTCCCCATTGAATCCTACATAGTAATGGGCGCTAGCGCCGATATATTTGCTGGCATAATACCGACAGTTGGCTTCCGCTCCGCCAGTGGCGCCAACGTAATGGATCACGATGTATTTAATACGGCTGGTATCGCCCAGTCGGTTCAGATTATAGGGTGTCAGCAGTTTGTTAATCTGCATCATCAATCCCCTCCTTTCCGGGAGGCTCTAAGGCCTCCCTCCATAAGTTCCGACGCCGCAACTATTTTGCTGGGCCGGCCGAGGTATTGCCCTGTCCTTCCGCTGCGGGACCTGTAGGAGTGTTACCCTGTCTCTCTGCTCCAGGGCCGACCGGGGTATTCCCTTTACCTTCCAGTCCCGGACCGGCGGGAGTATTCCCCTTGCCCTCCAGCGCTGGCCCTTCAGCCTGGCCGTCACAGCTGCAGGCCCCGGCCATCTCCGCTGTGATGTGGGTGCCTGGTGCCTCCTGATTAAAGGTTCCATCTTTGTGTAATTCGCAGTGATTTTTCTTGCTCATAATGAGTCCTCCTTAAAATTGATATTTGAAAAGGCCGCCCGGATGGACAGCCTTTGTCATACTGGTTTAGTTTGAATCGTTTTTTGCCCCGGTTCACCCGCCGAAGCTGCGGGAGATGAATGGATCACCTCCTCTCCTGCTTATCCTTATACCCAGTCCGTTCCCAGATCTCTTTCAGCCGCTCCCATCCGTCCATAGATACCAGGGCTACAATAAACGCTGCCAGAATGCAGGCAAATATCATATACCACTCAATCGGCTGCTTCATCCACGCCATAACTGCCACCAGAACAGTCGGACAAAGGATCAGGCTCAGAACAATCACCACCGCCGAAGTAGGCAGTTTGGAAAGGCCCGGCCAGCTCTTTATGACCTGGGTAATGGCCGATACCAGGAAGGCCATCACACCGATGGCAATCAGCACATATGACACATACTGCATCAAGCTTGTTACATCCATCATTTTTCCTCTCTTTCGCTTTTCTTACTTAATATACTGAGATGCCAAAAGGACGGCTCCTGTGACAACTCCGCCTGTCAGAACACCTATGGCAGTGTCCAGAATCTTATCTCCCATTCTGCGCCATCTGTTCCCCGGCTCCTGCTCCAGCTTGTCCAGACGTTTTCCCAGCTCCTTCTGTTCTTCCAGCATCCCTTTCATGTCATGGGCCAGGGTATGTACAGACAGGACTAAATCCTGAATCGCTTTTACAGACTCGTCCAGAACCTCAATCCGCTTGTTCTGCCTGCGGTCTTCATCGCGCAGGCGCTCAAGTTCCGCTTTAACCGCTTCATCCATCTTCCTCACCTTCTTTCTTTTTGGGGTGTCATTTTGGGAAAAAATGTTATCCGCCCTTCAAAATCTGTCCTCCTTTTCTGAATTTTGGGATAAAAAAACAGCATATACGTATCTTGCAATCAGAAAACGCATATGCTATAATGCCAGTAGGCAAACGAAACAAGCTGTCCAGTACGGACACATACGAAAACACCCAGGGCGGCATCCCTGGGTGTTTTCTATTCCTATTTTTCGTGGAAAGGCTTAAGTCCACAGGCTGGTTACCGACTACTTATCGCCGTCCAGCCATTTGATGATGTAGTGGCAGGCTACACCAGCCGCAACGGCGATGAGAAATGAAACAAGCATTTCCAATACGAACACCCCCTTCCTGTTGCCAGTATCGGGGCGGTAACAGGAGGAGTATACCATAAGTTTAGTTTCTGCGCTATCCTATTTTACCGGCAAAACACCTCGCCGTTCCAGCTCTTCTTTCACTTCTTCTCTGATTCTTTCCGGAACCTGTTCAAGTGTTCTCAGGCCCTTCTCAATCAAATCCGCATATACTTTAACCACGATTTACACCTCCATACTCTCGTACATTTCAGCAAGGGCAAGCTGCAGCTCGGTCGTTTTCCTCGCCTGCAGGTCGTGTTCCTGCTGGATTGCCATGAGCAGATCAAAATCCTTGTAGGGGTATGTAGTAACCGAACCGTCCTCATTCACCTGGTGACAATAGCCTTTGATGACTGTGTCACACCAGCCGTTGAAATAATCGTCGGGTACTTCATATTCTTTTAAGGTTTCGTCGCCAGTGTCATTGACTCTGGCGGCACAGATTTCGTGGTTTTCATTTACATAGATTTTCACGTTAAAGCCTCCTATTGAGTGGAAAAAGTAACATTACTCGCGTATGCAGTGCCACCGCTGCCCGGATCGTTTATTGTCTGCATTCCTATATACAAATAATAAATTCCGCTGAAAGAGCTTACATTTAATTTGACATATCCACTTGTGTTCGGACTCGTCCCGATCCATTGAGTATCAAAAGAAAAAGACTGCACATTAGTATTTTTACTTATGCCTATATAAACTTTAGCTACCCTTCCGTTCGTGCTCACTTTTACGTTTATATAATTCCAACCGCTCAGATTAACAGCAGTATTGAATCTTGCTATAGATTGCGCACCTTGAAAAGCATTTTGCATAATCCCCAAAGAATTACTATCAAAGTCTATTCTTGCAGTGCCGTTATGATATGTTAGGGTTCCTTCGTAACTAGGCATACTTGCAGGAGTTTTATACTCTATAACAGTTCCTTTCTTTCCGAATATAATAACACCCTCTCGAATATTCTCCGGCTTAAGATTTGCATCCCCCTTAATCGTCTGCGCCCCTGTCAGATACTGCCCCGCCGCAATCGTCTGATTTGTGGTTCCCGGCGTGTACGTCTGCGCGCCCTTTGTTTTAACACTCTGCGTTACTTTTCCGCTGCCGTTATGGAAGCCCGCCGGGATCGTGTAGCTGCCATTGATGGCAAGGGACTGGTTCACAGCCCCCCTGTTCGGCATGGTACCGGTTCTTTTTGTTTTGGCGTCTGTGTTATAATACGTCTGTCCGCTTAATACCTGTCCGTCAGAAGCATTGCCGGACAATGCCAGGGTTCCGGTGAGCGGTTCCCCATCCGGGCCGACGATCACCTTTCCGGCTAGCACATCCCCGGCGTCCGCTGTCACCACATCCAAATCCGCTCCGCCGCCTCCCGGCAGCCAAATTCCCATCGCCATGCCTTGCACCCCCTTCATTACAACCTGAAAGTCCGTTTCCGGTTTCTTTCCGATGCAGGTAAACGTCACCGTTCCATTTCCCGTCTCAAAATAGCTTACACATCCCGCGGCCTTACGGATCGCCTTCTCATCCTCTTTTGTGGTTCCCTTCGGAATTACTTCCTTTGCCATTGGCTCATCTGTATCCTGCACGCCCGAAGCCTCTACCGTCTGCGTATAAGGCCCGCTTCCCTGCCATCCTGCTGCCGTCAGGGTGATCGTCCTGGTATCCATCAGAGCATTCACCGCCTGGTTCGTTTCATTAATGTCATTTTCTCCAAACCGATCACCCACTTGAGTGTACGTCGTGGCATCCAAAATACCGTAGGTATCATCCTCATTTTTCGCCAGCCGGTACCGCCTCTGCCCGTCATACATGGCGTCCTTATAATCTGTTTTCAGTCTCTTCATCCAAATAAACCTCCATTCAGTGTAAACGCCAGCATTTTACGGCCCTCCTCCCTGCTTTTCAGATTGCTGTACATCAGGCGGCAGGCCTCTTCCAAACGGTTCAGTTCCTGCCAGCCGATAAACGGCGTATTATCATAAAATGTCATCCTCTCTCCCACCGTAAACGGAAATGTCCCCTGGCAGATATGCTCCACATTCGCCTCAAACCGGTTCATTTCATCGGCATAAAAGCTGTAATCTTCATAGGTCTTATCCGCCCCCATGTCCTCAAAGTAAAACTCCGGCCAGAGAGTCAATGCCAGCTGCCGTATTTCATTCAGGTTCCCTTTAATTCGGTTATAGTCCTGAATATTAAAAAAATCATTTGGATTCCAGTCCGTTTTTGGTTCTGACCATGCCACTCATATCCCTCCTCGCCTTCATCGTCCCTGACAGTGCTCCGCCATTAAAATTCAAGGTATGTTCAGAAATCCTTATCAGCAGATCCGGCACATATTTATTCTCCAGAAATGCAAGATCATTAGCGTCAATTCTTGGTTCACCCCGGTAAGAAAGGCTGTATTCCCTGTCCGATGCCAGATAATCCCCAATCCACTGAGCCAGATCCTCTGCCATCTGATTGTCTGAAACCAAAGGATTTTCCCACACTTCTACCGTACCTGTCGTGTGAAGCTGCTTAACCGTCCTCGCCTGTGTTGTCACATATTCCCACCCATTTACCGCCACCTCTGCTTCTCCATTCACTCCTGTTAATTCCACGGTTACATAATAGGCGCTGCTGTCTACTACCGACACCTGTGCCCCTTCCTTCGGTTCCGTAAATGTTGCTGAAAATCCGTAAGACGGGTTCGAGAGATAGAAGGTATATCTGGAAGTCTCACCAGCAGAGGAAAGTATTTCCTTTGCCAGCTCCTGCTCCTCCTCTCCCTCGCTGTAAAGCGTCCTTACCACCTGAAGCTCCTTCACCTTCGTCAGCTGCGTCCCCTTGGGAGTTTTCGTAAGTTCCGTTCCATACTCCAGAGAATAGTCAGTGCTGTCGCCAAACAGGATATTGTCAAGAACCACCCGGTTTCCAGGCGATCCCTTTGTAAACTCCAGCACCAGACAGTCAAACGAAGGAAACTCATGGGAAATCACTGTCGTCTTTCTCAAATCTTTCACCTCAAAACTCTCCTGGAGCTCTTCGCTGTAATAAGAATGAAACGCCATTCTCTCCGGCGCATTCCGGCCAAACTCCAGAGTCAGCCCGAAACATTTAAACGCCGCCTCCAGAGTAATCACCACAGTCGGATGTTCCGTGAAGTTTCCCTCCTTGTCCGCTGTTATATCACTGATATAGCCGGTATTCAGTACAATCTCCCCACCCTTTCTGGGAAGAAAATACTGTACTCCTCCGGCTTGAGAGTAATCCTGTCCAGTCAGGGCATATTCCTCCTTCGCCGTCCCGTCCAGAATCCGCGCCGCGCAAGAAAAATATGCCTCATTCTCCGATGCTGCCTCCATATCAGGAATAAAGCTGGATTTAAGAAAAATTTTACCTTCTCTGTCCTGGTAAAGAATACACCGCCCAGCATTGGCAATCAGCTGTAGCGCCTCCTTATGAGTAACCGCAGGCACAGGATTTTTTATCAGTACATCTCTCAGATAAGGATCGATATAATACTCCCTGCTGTCCACCCCTGCATCCTGGAATACATCATTCGCCGCATCATACAGGGACAATCCTTCCGGAGCATAGCGCCCACTGTAGTACGTTTCCTCCATTCCATCAAACCGATCCGTTGCCCCGATTTCTAGCTCCTCATCATCAGCAGACCAGTCCTTCAATGCAAGTTTTGCTCCCGGCATCCATTCCACCGTCCCATTCTCCAGCTCCTGGCCGTACATTACTTCCACATTTTGTCCAATCTCCAGGAACTGTACCGATGATTCAGAATTTTCCACATCAAAAGTTCGATCCCGGTTTTCAGCCGTCATGGAAAAATCAATAGAAGGGAGTTCCTCTGTAATAGGGCTGATATGCTCTTTTTTTACGGCAGACAGAATTTTCCGGTTATCAAAATAAATTCCAATTCCCATTGTAATCTGGTGAATCCGGAGTCTTGACTGTCCGTTTACCATCCTGGATGGAACCAGCCGGAGGAAGGTGGCATCTGAAAAAATTTCCTCCGTTACAAAATGTCCGGAGGCATTCCCCTCCACCTCCACTGTATTCAGATCCGATTCAATCGTAAAATCCACCGGGTATGCCTTCCCGAACTCAATGGTCAGTCCCTTGATAGAGAGCGCCACTGAAAACCGTATTTCTACCGCTCCTATCAGCTCCTCCGTCACCAGACCAGCATTTAATACCACATCCTGCTTTCTTCTTGGAAGAAAATACATACTTCCATTCACCGCTGTCCAGTCCTCATCACATCCTGCATACAGCTCTTCTACCTGATAATTATCAAAAGGTTTTGTGAGAGAAGAAAAATAGGTAAATGCCTCCGGCTCTGCCACCCTGGCCGATGCCTGGGCCGTCTGGTTAATCATCCCAATGGTCACACGGATAAAAGAACGCTCATCTCTGTAGCGCTTCTTCATTTCCCTCTTATATTCACTGCTCACCGCCTGCATTTAATCCAACTCCCCGCAATCTACAATATTCACCTTGCACTGGCTGTACATAGTAGGAAGGCCGTCAGCCCCCACCTGGAGAGGCTGCGCGGTCCGGTCTCCCGGATACATCCGAAGCGTCAGCCAATCGTTATTGACCATATCCGGAAATTTCACTGTCACCACAAACTCCTGAAACTCCTTTAACATAGCCGACCAGGTGGCGGCGTCCAGCTTATTCCATACCAGGTTATTCAGCTTATACTGATCCCTTCCGACCCTCTGACCCACAAACTCACCGTTGGCATTTTTCCCGCTGCTCACAAAAGTAGCGACCAGAAATTCCAGCCCCCGATCCGGGGAAGGGAACTCCTTCCCGTTAATATAAATAAAGCAAGCCATCGTCCTTTCCCCTTCCTTCTTTCTTTTCCGGCGTTTACGTCCGCCTCAGTGTGTATCCCGAGCGCTTATCCAGCTCCTTTAATTTCCTGTGAATTTCCCGTATATCTACATTCACAACCATATCAAGGGATTCCATCAGGCTGATAATTCTCTGAAGAAGCTCAATCATGCGCTCCATCTGCTCACTGCTCCCCATCCCTCCTGCTGCCATGCCGGCTGCAGTCCGGGCCATATCGAGGAGCTTGCTCTCCGGTGAAACAATCTCTCCCTCTCTTTTGTTATCCCCAATCACAGCCAGTCGGGGCGTGTTGGCTTTCACATAGCCGCCCTGGGCCAGACGTGGAAGGTGCAGCTCTGGAATTTCAGGAATCAGCTCATCATCAATTCCCGGAACATGATCCGCAACGCTGTTGACCGCCTCAATCATCTTGTTGATGGCTCTAACCACATTGTTTACCATCTTTTCCACGCCGCCGATAATGTTATTGATAATGCCCTTGATGGTCTTCCAGATATTATTAAAAATATCCTCTGTTTTCTTCTTCAGATTGTCCCAGGTATCTGACCAGGCCTTCTTAATCGTATCAAGAGCTGTGGAAATCGAATTCTTGATCGTGTCCATCACAGTAGAAATCTTAGTGTGGATACTGTCAATCAGATTGCTGATCGTAGTTTTAATAGCTTCCCATACTGTACCCACAAACGTCTGGATAGCCGTCCAGATTGTCGTCCACAGATTGCTGATAAATTCCAGCTTAGAGGAAATGAAGGCTGCAATGACATCAAACGCCAGAGTGATCAGAGATTTAATCGCATTCCAGATGGTTTCTGCAAACTGTTTGATGCCGTTCCAGGCCCGTTTCCAATCTCCGGTAAACACCCCCAGAAGGAAATCCAAAAGCCCATTCAGGGCATCAAACACCGTTTCTAAAACTTCAGATACAGCATCCAGGAATAAGAAAAATGCATCTATCGCCGTCTGAAGCTGCTCCGCAATCATCGGAGCAACCGTTTCTATAAACCAGGTAATAAACGGCACCAGGATTGTCTGCCAGACCACTGTAATGCACTCGCTGACCTTTCCTGCAAACTCTAAAAATTTATCTATCAGAGGCTGCAGATGCTCTGTACAGAATGCTGAGAACTGATCTGATGCTGACTGAATGATGGGGAGGATATGAGCCTGGAAAGCTTCCAAAACAACCCTCGCTATTTCAGAAAATCCCTGTCCAAACGCCTCCACCATAGGACCTATTGAAGTATCATAGGTTTCCTGCAGACCTTCAAAAAAATAATCCAAGGTCCCTTTAATACTTCCCGTCGCCTGAGATACAATATCTACAATCCCCTGAAGTGATGATTGGATCAGCGGGGCCTGGTCTATAAAGGGACGGGCCAGAGCTCCGATTACGTCCGTTCCAAGTTTTCCTGCCAGTTCCGTCACGCCCATAAAGGCATTGGCAAAAATACCGATCAGATCAGCTGTAATCTGCTTTGCTGAATCAGAACGGAAGACCTCGCAAATTCCAGCAAAAACTTCAGAAAAGTCTCCTATAATTTCTGCCGCTTCTGCTGTTAAATCAAATATTGAAACCAGATAATCCTTAATTCTTCCTGCGTTCTGGCTTAAATACCGTGCCATTCCACCTGAAAGATTATCCGCAATGCTGGCTCCAATCGAAGCCATCGAACCAGCCACTTTTCCGATATTAAAAGCAAGGCTGTCCAGCATGTTGGAAAAGGCTTCTGAAACTGCCGGATCAGATACGATTTCCTTAAAAGTATCCTGAATTGATTTTAAATTTTTCTGAATAGAGTCAAGGACTCCGATATCGCCAAACCCAATCTGAAAGCCTGAAGCAAATAAATCCTTCAGTTCATTCACACGGTCGATAAGGGCCTGCAGCCTTTTATCATACGTATCCAGCGCTGTCGTATCCACTGGTACCGGCTCCAGCCCTCCCGAAGCTCCTCCGCCAGCTCCCCCTGATCCTCCTCCGCCGTTGCTTTCCGGTTCCGGAGATACAATATTCAGCTCATCAATGGAAAAAGCCTTTGCCATCTCCTTGGCGGCTTTCTTAGCTGCTCCGGCAGCTCCCTGAGCGGCGTCTCCGATTCCTCCAACCGCTCCGGCCGCCTCGCTGGCATCCTCAATCACCTGCCCCATGCCAGAGGCCTGCTGCTTCTTTCCGGAAAACAGATTTGTCACCGCAAGGAACGCATTGGCCAGAGTCTGAAGCTTGCCAATAACAGAATTAATCACCTTCAGGAGAGGCGTAAATACATTAATCAGTCCCTGTCCGATGGTAGCCTTCAGACTGTCAAACTGAAGATTCAGCACCCGGACCTGGTTAGCCCAGCTGTCAGAGGTTCTTGCAAAATCCCCGGCCGCCGCAGTCAGCTGCTGCTGGACAAAAGCATACCGAAGCGATACCTTCTCCGCCTCGCTCATAGCCGCCGTTGTTTTTCCGTAACCATTTGCCAGTGCATACTGGTCAAGGGCCGTCTGGGTCATCACTACGCCCAGATCCTTCAGGGATTCCGTCTCCCCTGTAAATACCGATTTCAGCTTGGTATACGCTTCATCCTGGCTGATATTGTAAAAAGACGCCACATCCCCGGCCAGCCCGGTCAGGGCAGTTCCCATCTCATAGGCTGCCTGCTCGTTAAAACCGAAAGCCTTTGCCATAGCGCCAAAGGTTCCTGTGAACCGTTTGGCCATAGTTTCCGAAAGTCCAAACTGCGCGGCCGCATTCTTTGCGAAAGTGTCCACCTGCTTTGACATGGACGGGAAGGTGACGTCAACGACGTTCTGCACCTCCTGGAGATCGCTTCCCAGCTCTATGCACTCTTTTCCAAAGTTCACCAGCGTCTTAACGGTAAACGCCGCTGCCAGAGCTGCTCCAGCCTTCTTTGCAAGGGACTGAATCCCTTTCAGCTGCCTGTTAAAATCATTCTGATTGATAACCAGATCCAGTCCAATCTGGCCTGCACTGTCTGCTGCCATACCCATTCACCTGCCTTTTAATGGACAGGCACATGGGCACAGCGTCCTAGATTTTTAATTCAAATTCCTTCCTGCAATTCCTGTTCTTACACTTAAAAAATACCCCTCTGCAGGAGGCATCCTCCGCCCGGAAGGCGTTGACCGGATACCCGCAGAAGGGGCAGCGCACCTTTTCCCGTTTTTCTCTTTGTTTCTCTTCCCTTATCCTCTCAATGCATATCACCTCCCGCCATCCGGATGAAGGCCTGCTTTAACGACTCCAGCACCGAAGCAAGTTCCTCCTCGCTCTTTTCCTCAGCATTCCTGAGTCTCCACTCCCGGCGGATCCGCTTCTGCTCCGGAGTAAAATATTTTAACACTTCCTCATCCTCCTCCGAACGAATCTGTACCACGCGTCCCAGAGGAGTGTCCGGTCCCAGGCCGGAAATCAACGCCCGGAATTCATCCCACTTCATTTTCCTGAAATCGTCTGAGTAAATCCGAAACCCGTACTGCGAAAAAAACGATGACACGATCAACTCAAAGTCCTCAAACAGATCGTAGTACGGGTCATCACTCTCCCTGGTCTGTCACATCTCCCGAGATCAGTTCAATCGCCTCTTTGATCACCGTAATCAGGCTGCTGAACCGAAGCTTTAACTCCTGTTCCATCACTTTCCGGTCTGCTGCCGGGAACAGCTTTTCATAAACCTTCATAATCTCTCCCACTGATGGTTCCTTTTTCCCCATGAGCTGCATAACAGACAGCATCGTCACCGCATCGTCATTGACATGAATCTCTTTTCCCTGAATTAAAAGGGCCGGAGCCTCCTCAAAGTTCAGTTTCTCTGTAATATCAATCTTTCTTCCCATCTCTTTCCCCCTATACTCCGCCGTCTTCCGACTCAGCACTCTCAATCGTCGGCTTTCCGTTGCTCAGAACATCAAACTCCAAAGGCCCTACTGCCGTCGAATCGCCGGCGCCTATATTTTTCACGTTAATCACGGCCATATCCCAGGAAACCGTGGTCCCATCTGGAAATGTCCAGGCAAAATACCCCTCTGCGTCCCTGCCGTTTTTAAAAGCCTTGTCCGCCACATAATCGTTTCCTGTATCCCCTACATTTCTCTTTCCAGTGACAGAGATCGTAATGCCCTTAGCCGTTAAAAGGCGTCTTACCCAGCCTTCCGTGTCAAACGGCGTCCACTCCTCCACACCGTTGTCAAAGCTGACGGAAAACGTCTCCATATCTGCGATAGAGGTAGCGCCTTCCTTGGCGTCCCCTACCTTAAACTGATTCTCATAACACGGATATACTCCTGTCTTTGCCATCGTTATCTGCTCCTTTCATAAATCATATCAAACCAGATGACCCGCTCGTATACGCCGTTCTCATCGGTTCCCATATCCACTGGCTCCGGAACCTCCATGCGGATGAAAAACACCCGTGTATCCCCGATAGTAAGACCCTCTTCGCCTGCTATCCGGATCTTCTCATACAGGCTTGCAGCAGCCTCCTCCGTCTGGGAGGAATACTGGTTCCAGTGAACCAGAACCGAAATCTGTTTCACCTCATAGGAGGTATTTTCAAGACCTCCCAGAGCCACTCTGGGCTGTCCGGAAGGTTTCCTCTGGTACACGCCGATGGTTTTCTCCGGCTTGCTGTCAATCTTTCCACAGTAGAAATGCTCCCCCACCTGAAAACCCTTCAGCCAGTCTTTCACATCCGCCAATGTCAGCATCTATACATCCGCCTCCTTCTTATAAAACTTCCGGAACGCTTCCTTCGCAAAATTCTCGCTGACGCCTCCCGGAAGCCATGACTGGTACCATTCGCCTCCGGCAAATGGATTTTCGTCCGTCTGGAACTGATATTCCGGGTGATAGTAGAGGCGGCGTGCATACGGCGTGGAAGAGATAATCGAAACCTTTCCCTGCGCAGAATCCTTATACTCCACAAACGTCGCATCCTCCTGGAGATGGCCCGTATCAAAGGGCATCACCTGGGCCTGCGCAACCTCTGTGTGCAGCGCCTCCGCCGTCCTTTCCAGAGCTGCCACCGCCGCCTGGTTCAGTTCCCGGATTCTCCCGAAATTCATCTTTACAATGGAATTTACCTTCATCACTCCACATCCAATCTCGTATAATTCACCGTTCCGTCCGGATTCCTGGCTTTCTCACCCTGCCAGATCCGGCGGGTAACGCCAAACACCGTGATTTTTCCTCCCGTGATGGCAGCCGCTTCCGGAAAGGCGTCCCCGGGTATAAGAGCGCATCCGGACAGCTTAATCAGCTTTTTCTCCGCTGTCAGTACTGTCTTTCCCTTATCCTGGTAATTGCACCTGATCTCCCCGGAGAAAATCACCTCCGGCCCGCCGTCCTCCGTCAGACCTTCTCCATACAAAATTACCTGTGCCGGCGTCCGGCAGAAACGCTCCGGCACAAGCTTAGGCCACCTCACCGCCTGACTGCCAGCCGGCAGGTCAGCCCTGTCTGTGCCAGCAGACCATAATCATCCCGCTTCATGGCGATTCCTTTTTCAGTAAACACATTCCAGGCCTGTCCATTGAATCCCATAGACACTCCGTTTACACTGTAGGAAGCCAGAATACTCTCCAGTACAGAGGCGTTCTCATACTCAAAATCTGCCTGCCGGCAGACTGTCTCCTGAATCACCTCCTGCTGGAATGGCGACAAACGAGAAAATCCCCTGCCCACAATCCGGTTATAGGTCAGGGAATCAATATGGTGGCTGGCCTGACGGAGCATCCGTTCAAGGACCTCGTCTGGAATCGCCGTTCCTCCATATTTACTGTGGTAATACTCCGCTGTCGCATAGGGCTCATATCCCATCGGATCACTCACCGTCTTTTACAGTCTTTCCCCGCTTTCCTGCTCCTTCCCTTTCATGAGTCTTCTCTGCCTCATCACTGGAAGATGCCCGAAGCTGAGCCAGCTCTCTTCTCAGTGCATCACATTCCTTTATAAGCCTCTCATTTTCCTGCTTCAAAGCTTCAAACTCGCCATAGGGAACCATTTTTCCGCGTCCATAGGCTATCACTCTGCCCTCATCATCCAAAATGTCAAACCCGCTGTCCGTATAAAATGTCTTCTGCATTTCATCAATGGTATACACCTTATTTCCCTTTACTGCCTTCATTTCCTGCCCTCACCTCCTTTAGTCGCCAGCATGAGGAGTCACATTCATGGCACATCCGGCCGCCTTCCTCTCAAGCAGGAACAGATCCCCATAGCACCGGTTCTGATACAGATAACCGTCTGCCGTCCTGGAGTCTGTCCCAGGTGTAAAGAGTTTGATATAACTGTATTTGTCCCTTGCTACCACGCAGGACGGGTGGACTAAAATCCAGTTGATCTGATCTGCATCCTCCGCTGCCACACATCCATCTGTAAAGTCATATTTACTCTTCATACGGGCCGCCGGAACCATCTTAATCTGCACATCGTCCAGACTATGTACTTTTCTGTTTACGCTCACCGGAGAGGTTACTGTAACAACCCTCTGAAGTCCATCTGCCTCTTTTGCAATCTTATTCATGGCAGGCGTCACATAGAGGATGCGCCCCTCCTCCGGAACTCCCGCCTCATCCATCAGAGCCATCTCTGTATCAAACTGCTCCAGAAATACAGCTGCATCCACCACGGTCTTGTCAATCCTTCCAGAATAAGCGGTCAGTTCTGCATGAAGCTTGGAAAACCGATATGAATCCTTCTCCGGGATCGCCTGCTCTTCCTCAAAGGTATTCTGAATATTCGCCACAGACAGAGCCAGATTGGTCTCATCAATGTCCATCGGATCAATCCAGAACTCAATATCCCTGTCATGTGCCAGCTTTTTCGGTTCCCAGTCATTGGAAAGAGTGCCTGAATTAAATCCAAGGCTCCTCGTATGATCCTTGTATCCAGATACCGTAATTCTGGGGAGCTTGATGGTCTGCGCATTCAAAAACTTCACCTGCTGGTTGCTCTGGGCCAGGGCGTCGGAGCAAAGCTCCTTCGCATACTTCTGGGCCAGAAACTGAGTAAACTGTTCTGCATAACTATAAACTGCCATATTTCACCTTTCCTTTCCTATCCCTGACTTGATGTAACTGTAATTGGCGACGCAGAATCATCCGTATAGGTAACGGTTCCGCCTGTTACAGCCCCCGTTTCATTCGTTGTAAGGGTAATCGATTTAACTCCTTTCCCTGCATCTCCTTTTGGACCAGCCGGCCCCTGAGGAGGATTCTCTGCCAGATACTTTAAATAGGACTCTGTTCTTGTCCTGGCCTTTGGCAGCCCTCCCTTCTCCCCTGTTGCCAGGGCATACAGATAAACCTCTATCTTTCTCAGCGGTTTTGGCAGTGCCATATTCTTTTCCTCTCTTTCTTCTATTTCAATCCAAACGCCGCCTTCAGCGCCGCATCATCAGCCTGCTGCTGATTTCCTGAACCGGAAGCCCCCATCTGGATAAAACCTCCCTGACTGCCCTGGGCAGGCTTCAGTCCCGGCACATCCTCCAGTGTCTTTTTCAAAGCATTGGTAACCGTCTCCTCGTTGATTTTCCCGTCCTGTCCCACAGCCTGGCTCAGATCCGTCATTTTAATGAGATAAGGGATTGTTTTTGCATCTATCCCCAGTCCCACAGCCGCCAGGACCGCTGCCTTTTCAAGCTGCGCCTCCTGGGCTGCCTTCTGTGCCTGGGCTGCCTGACTCTGCAGCGCCCCCACGTCCGGCTGGTTCGCTGCCTTCTGAGCTTTAAACGCCTGAATCGCCTGGGCCATTTCTTCCTGAGAAAGGCCCTGCTGCTTAAAATAGGATTTCAGCACCGTATCCTCAGTGACAGACGTTTTTCCCGCAATCAGTCCAGCCAGCTTCTCATAGTCAAACTGGATGCCGGTACCGTCTCCCGCGCCAGGCTGGCCCTGGCCAGCAGCACCTCCCTGTGAGCCGCTCCCCATGCCCTGGCTTCCTGTGCTCCCTCCCTGACCGCTCTGTCCTCCTGTGCCGCTTCCTGTATTCCCTCCTTCCGCAAAAAGCTGCAAATTCATTGGAAATCGTTTTCTCATAGTTTCTCTCCTTTCAGTTTTTAGGGTGTCTCCCCATTCAGTTTTATGTGTGTCTCACAAAACAGTTGGTACCCCGGTGTCTCCGCGTAGTTTAACGCCTTCGGGCAGAAAAATAACGCCCAGGATATTCCTGCGCGCTTATGGCTAATTTAATGACTTGCTATGACTATAATACAATATCTTCCATTACTGCCCTCGCTTCCAGAACTGCCATGTAATCTGCCATTGCCCGAATCTGCATATTGTAAGTGCTTCTGGGACAGGTCGGCTTAAAGTCCAATACGCCCTGATCCCACTTATCCAACATGGTTTTAAGCTTCTGATAGCGGAGCGTAAGCTGACCATATTCAGCCCGAAAACGTTCCTTGTAGTCCTCGCTTAACATCATGGAAGCTGTGTCCTTTAATTCCATAGGTCTTAAATCCATCTTGTCTCCTTCCTGCTGCTGGTCCGCAGCTATAAAAATGGGTATAAAAATACCACCGGCCTACTGGCTGGTGGTTATAACCCTGGTATCGTATCTTTTATACCTTTTGCAAGATTTGAAGCTTTCTTCATTAACGTATTTTCTTCCAGATATTCAAGGCCTTTCAGCGTAATCTCAGGCCTTGTCAGTGCTACCCTCGGATACCCACAATCAAGGGCATTCCATGTCTGCCCTCCCGTAATATATCCCTCATTCAGCAACATAGTCATTATGCGGCTCCATTTTGGTATTGACAATTCAAGCCTTTCAGCAGATAAAATTTCTCTGTCTATTTCCTCACAGTCCATTGATTTCTGAAGAATACGGAGTATTTTATAGATCAACCGAAAATCATCCATATGTACCTCCTCTGGCAACTATATACCATCACTTTTTGCTTGCGGTATTTTATTCTTTTTAAATTCTTCTACGATTCTAAGTAAATCTTTTCTATATTTTTTCGAATCTTCTTCTGTTAGCTCCGTTTCACCAACAACTTCAAATTTAGGAATATCCGCTTTGATCATTCTCTCACGCTCTTCGTCTGTCAAACCTTTATAAATATCTTCATATGCCATACTATATCTCCTCAAGCAAAATGCACCATTTTCCATCAAAAAATGCTTTATCGGCTACTAAAAACTTCCTATTTCTCTCATACAGAACCTCTGCCTCATCTAATCCAACTGAGCTTATGTCTCGTCCATTTTGGGCGTTTTGTATGTAGATTTTTATACCTGCCTCCTCATCATAGCCTTCTCTCTTTGAAGTGCTCCAATACTGCCTAATTTGAATATTCTTCCCTGGAACAAATTCTTTAGCAAAATCATTTGTTCTCTTGTCGCAATCCGGCCAATCTGAGAAATTGACAGTTCGTATTAGGTCGCCTTCATATTTTGGTATTTTTGATAAAGCTGAATCCAATCTTTTCACAAACTGCTGCTGTGCTGGTAAAAGATCTGACATATCCTTTGCGTTTCTCAATGCTTCATTGATTGGATATGACTCAAAACTCTTATACTGATATAGGGCGCTCAGCTCGTCCTGCGATAACCCCATTATACCACTATTCAGGCTTTCAGCAACTTCTTCCCACTGCTTTTCTTTTGCTGTGTAGCGTTTCTTATTCCCCTCATCCAGCGAATACTCCGCCAGCCGTCCATACTTTTCTTCCTGCCTTTTTGCATAATGCTTCTTCTGCTCCCTGGCATAATCCTGTTCGATCGCCTTAAGCTCTTCCTTCGTCCAGGTGTCATCCGCCGTGGAGATTCCCGGAAAATAAGTGGTATGGCTGTCCTTGCATCGTGGATGATAAAGGCCATACTCAATGGCTTTGCTCATCAGCGGGTACCGTTTCCCTGTATTCGGATCCAATCCGTCCTTTCGTCCTCCGCTCCACACATCGTCAATCAGCACCTTTCCCACGAAGGGAAGGCACTTGGGACAGGGGTTCCCGCGCTTGTTCATGATCACCGTGCTAATCCCCCACTCCTGCCGCTTTTCCCCTTCCCCCTGAAGGTAAGCCCGCTTGCTGGCCGTCCGGATTGCCATATCCGCATAGTCGGAAATGGTGTGCCTGGCCCCATTGGCATACTCAATACAGTTTAGTCCCGCCGCCAGAAAATTCCTGGAAGCCATATCCACCGCCTGCTCATAGGTTCCGGCTCCCGTATTGGCGTAAACCTGAGCGTTGAAAATTATCTTCCGGTACTGATCCTCTGCCATCCTGAGAACCGCTGTTTCCGCCTTTTCCATATCGTGAGTGACAGCCTCAATCAGGGCCTCAAGCTTCCTGTCATTCATCTTAAAAAACTCTGCCGTCGCCGCCTGATGGGCCGCAGAACGGTTTTTCCCATATCCCTTAAAACCTCTCCTTATAGCCTGAAGAATCCTCTTCTCCTGTTCCATACCTCCCGTCTCTCTGGCTTTTCGGATCAGTTCCTTCATCTCCCGGTTCAAGATCTGAAATTTTCCCCTGTACCGTTTCTGGTTCTCTCTCTTGTACCTTTCCAGAGCTTTCAGCTGCTGTACTTGCCACATGGCCCACTGAATCCCTTCTTTCGTTTCCTCTGCCCGGTGGCGGGCCATGTTACGCATCATAGAGGCGATCAGCTCCTCCTCGATAGCCGAAAAGGCTGCGCCAATGTCATATTCATCCTGCCGCACTTATCCGCGCCCCTTTCATTCCTTCGGGTCCTGCCATTTTTCCTAATCCTATCTGCCTTCTTTCTGTCCGCAATTAGATAAAACCCGGAAACCCTGTGTCCGGAACTGTCTGGTCAGCCCCTTCAGCTGCGTAATACTTTCGCATCTGTCGTGACGAAGCTCTGCATATCCTTCTTTCTCCAGAGCATAGATTCCAAACGGAATCTGCTCACTGGCTACTTTGAGGAGTCCCTGATACTCCTCCTGGCTCATCCGGTACACCCGGTTCATGACCTTCACCTGCATTCATTTCCTCCTTCATCTGAACCTGAAAAGAGCCGGCGGCCTGATTAACCCCCGGTTCTCCTGCCTCTTCGATCCCCTGCTCTGCCTTCAGCCGCTTTACTTCCTCGGCCTTCCACTGCTCATCCTTGCTGTCCCCGTAAAGCTCCTCCACCTGGGCCTCAATGCTCATCATAGGCACCCCCGGACGGGCTTTGGCAAGGGTCTCCACCTGGCTCTCAAAGGAAGGGTTGGCGTACTCTCCAAATGGAATATCCACCTTTACCTCCTCCACTGGCTTCTTCATCAGGATGTTGTAGCAATTCAGGCACGCAGAAATCAGCTCCGGAAGTGCGTTCTGAATGGCCTCCACGATCGCATTGCGGGTATAAAGGGTCGCTTTTTCCTTCTCCCTCTGAGCCTCGGCATTGTCTAACTTCTTTACGTCAATTCCCAGGGTAGACGGACTGATAATTCCCTGCAGGCAGAGATCCAGAGCCGTCACATAGGCTGCCAGATAGCTCTCATGAGGAATGTCCGGCTGTTCCGTTTGAACTTTGTTCTCCGCCTTTTCGGACATGTCGTTGTCCCCGGCAAAATACCGGTTGTCAAAGGGATTGGGTTGCAGCAGCTCCCCGGTTTCGGGATTGCGTGGAACCAGACATTCCGGGATGTAGGTTCTGGCCCGGCCGCTGCGCATAGCATCCATCCACTGGCTCCACACCTCGTCAAAAGCGTCGAAGCTGTCCCTCTTTCTGTCAAAAATACTTCCGCCGCGGCCTTCCCATTTTGCGCTCTCATACACTTTGAAGGGAACGGCTAACATCACAGAAGGATCAAACTTCCAGTCCCTAAGTCCTCTCGTCCGCTCCAATACTTCCAGTCCTACTTCCCGGTCTCCCAGATACAGCTTATTCCGAATATAACCGTAGCCGTAGTGCTCATTCAGTACATACAGATGCCCTTTTTCCTTATAAGGCGTCTTAAACACTACCTCCTGTAGCTCGTCTCCGTCACAGACCATTTCTATCCGGTCTCCCGGATACCACCGCAGGTACGGATATTCGCTCTTTGCCGTGTTTAAGATCAGCTTCCAGGCTCCGTCTCCGATGTAAAGAGTCTCCCGGATCACCCGCTCCATCTTTTTCCTGAAATGGTTCTGCTTTTCAATCTGCTTCCACAGCTCCTCCTGCTTCCCGGATTCAAATTCAAAGTCATTCATATCCGCCAGAACCACGGAAGTCAGCACGTTCACCATCAGTCCTGGAAGACCGGTGTGAATCTTCCTCATCTCCATCCCCGGCGTGCATCTGGAAGCCCAGAACTTATACCTGTCTGCATACTCTTCACTCTGTTCATAGAGCTGTTCCAGCTCATTCCCATCACCGCGGTACCAGATGCGGTTGCGGATAGCATTCAGCTCAAAATCCGCTGTCTCCTGAATCTGTATTCCACAGGGACTCGCCGGCTGCACATTCAGCCAGGAGCGAATCCCCCGCTTTATATTCTCATTCAAAGTTGTCAGCCACCTCATTTCTCATCCTCCTCAAACCCGATTAAGTTTCTCCAGGGAATCCAGCCATACTGAGATGCATTAATCGTATGGTCATTGCGATCCTCGGGCTCGTCCTTATCCTCCATCCACGAATACCGTTCCAGCTCTGCCATATGCTCCTCACAGGTGTTTACCACCAGATAGCACCCCTGCTGCAGCCAGCCCAGCTGCAGTTTAATGCGGTCCATAATTGTAAGAGCCTTGTAGGCATCCATAAAATTATGGATGCAGCCGTGAAGCCGTTTATATTTTCTCAGCTCCGTAATCGTCGCCTGGTCAGCGGAATCAATAAAAACATCCCTGGCAAGTCCCCACTCTTTTTGATTTTTCTCCAGGAACTCAAGGAACTTCTTCACCGTGTCAGAAGGAGCCAAAGGTTTGTCAAGCTCTGCGTTGCTGTATACTCTCTCATCCAGGATAATCAGCTGCCTGTCTGTGGTAATTCCCTGAAAGATCATGGCAATGGTGTCCGGGGATCGGCTGGAATAAGATGTATCCAGTCCGGCAGAGAATCGTTTGAACTTGAGCCGCCCAAGCTGCTGCTCCGTTTTTATCCAGGCAGCAGTTACCACATGCCTGCTCCGGTCGAAGTTAGGAAAAATCAGTCCTGTCGCTTTTCCCCGAAGTCCCAGAATCTTGTTCTTATAAAGTTTAGTGCCAGGCGGCGCCGCATCCTTCTTTTTCTGAATCGCCTCAGGTGTCAGACTCAGGTTATCCCGGAATGTAAAAAACCAGTACCTCCATCTGGGTACTGGCTTTTCTTTCAGCTCCGCCATGATCTCCGGCGGGACAGCCTTTTCATATTTTTTATACGGCCTGGAACGGTTGATAAATTCCTTATAAACCGGCAGGTTCGGATCATCCGGGTTCAGCGTGGCCATCAGGTAGTCATTTCTGGTGGACACCTCACGGACAAAGTCAATGTTGGCCGTGTTGATCTCATCAATGTAAACGCAGCCGAACTGGGAGCCCAGGACCAGCTCCCACTTATCCCGGTTATCATAGCCCAGGACAAAAATAATCTTGTCCTCAAATTTGATGTGGGGAATCTTATAATCCTTATCCCCATTTCCATAGTACCGGGCTGCCCGATGCAGATCCAGAATCCCGTTGTCCTGCTGGATGATATTCTTCTCGGCAGTTCCAGTCGTCTTGGATGCGATGATGTGAAGCTTCTTTGTGCTCCGGCTGACCATTCTCATGAACTTAACGCCGGCGCCTACCGTCGTCTTTCCAGAAGCCGTTGTCCCCTCCAAAAAGTCCGCATCCACACCGTCCACCGTATTGATAAAATCCAGGTACTTCTGAGAAAGCGGGAAGCTGCTACTCTTCAAGGCCCTCACCGCCCAGCTGACTCATAATGTCATCTAACTTCCCGGAGGTCTGGACATTCACATCCACCTTATCCCGAAACATTCCCAGATGCTTTCCGGCCAGCTCCAAGGCTTTGGTTTTATCATAGAATTTAATTTCCCTCTCTATTCCTTCTCCATCCTTTGTGGGAAAACGCTTGATCTTCACAGAGGCCACCGCAGCCAAATCTTCAGGGAGAGCATCCTCCCGGACAGTGGCCTCATCCAGATTGACCACCTGCTGCGGGTTTAAGAGGGCAATCTTGGCAAGCTCCATCAGGATCCGATCCTGGTTAAGTCCCAGGCGCCGGGAACGCTCCGCCATCGCCTTGTCAATACTCGCGCAGATATCGGGTTTTCTCAGGTTTTCACTGCCAATATCCGCCGCGCTCTCCGGGCTGTAGCCGGCGCGGATAGCTGCCTGGGTGGCGTTCAGGTCAATGAGGTATTCTTGTACGAAAAGTTTTTGTTTTCTGGTCGTGGGGATCACCTCCTTTTTGTGAAAAAGAAAAGGATAGCCGAAGCTATCCCTCCTCCTGTTTATCTCGTCTTAAAGACTATTCCAGATTTTTTATCTATTAATGTCTGTATCAATTACTTTAAAGATTCGTTTTACTATTACCAGTAAATTACAAATAATAATAAATGAACAGGCATAAATCAAAAAACTCTGAAGAACATCAAAACTGCATGTAAATGCATTAATCAAGCATAATATCAATACAATCACACACATTGTTATCTCAAACATAACTACATAATAAGTTTCTATCAACGCTTTCTGTGATGCTTTTACTTCAATACTATAATAACTTGGATCCTCTTTTACTTTGGCCTTCATTTCTATAATCATAGTCAAAAGAGTAAATAACATTGCCGTCAAGATAGATACTATAATAGTCAAAATTTCTATTATGCTGGAATCTATAATTTTTTCTCTAACAACGACACCTGCTAAAAGAACAGGTAACACAAAATAATTCACCAATGGTGCTATTAAAACTTTTCCTGCTTCGCTTTTAAAGCATTTAAAATAATTTTTAAAGATACTATACAGCGATGCATACTTAACTTTAAGGATACAGCTATTAAATAACCAAATCAATAATATGATACACAATGAGCCCTTTGTACTCAGTATCCATTCTTTCATCCACACACCTTCTTAGGCCAGATCCGTACTTGTCATATATCCTTTCGCAGTTTCTCTCATTTCTTTTTTCAAAATATCTGCCTCTGGATGTCCTTTTTTTACACCGGCTTGTTCAGTTATATCTTCAGTGACAACCAAACTATCTAAATTTGCCAAGTCAATAGTTTTACTGTTTTTCCCCATGCGAAAGTTGAATTTCAAGCAATCATAATCAAAATCTGGAATTTCAACAATATTACACAAACTTCTTTGCCCTCGCAATAATTCTCTTACTTTTTCTGCTCCTGTATCAAGAAATCCTAATGGATTATGCAAAATTCTCTCTTCATACATTTCGTCATCATTACCTTTTATTCCATTTCGTTCAGATACATCTTGTGAAATTCCATATTTAATCACTCTGATTTCTTTCAAAAATCCTTTAACAAGATAGCGTTCCAGATATTCTTTGGGCATAATATTTCCTAGCGAAAATCCCCACCCTTCAAATTTTTCTCTAACAAACCTATGTAGTCTTTTACTAAATGCAGTTTTCATTCCATAGCGTCCTTCTGTCTGGAATATCACTATTCCCTTATTAGGATTTACTGGAGATAATGCCAAATAAAAAGCGAATGGCAATACTTCTGCTTCTTCTACTGTTTTTTTATGAGTCGTCTTTCCAGTTTTCGCATGTACAATTTCCGCCTCTGTTCCATATTCTCCTGTTTTTACAATTCCTGTTATTGCATTAAACATCAAATGCCCGTCTTCATCACTTACCGCTTCACGTTCAACGGACTCAAACTTAAATATATTTTCAGAATTAGCATCGATGTCAAATCCATTTAAAGTAGCACTTGCAAAACAATCAACAATGCTTATAAAGTCTAAATCTCCCTCTGCATTATCTATGCTATATGATCTATTCCTATGTACATCTAAGCCATAAACCGTTAAGCCTATCTTTTTCATAACATTTCCCCTATCGACATTTTTTTACATTATATCACATCCTTACTATATTTTCTATCTGCTAAAACTTAGCTATATTATAGAACATATGTTCTGATTTGTAAAATTAACTTTTCTTCTAATCCTATAAGAAAATATAACAAAAAGACACCCTATCTCTAGGATGCCTTTCTGTGTATCTGGAAAAATGTCGTAAGGGGTAAAACCAAATACTAACTGCGAAAGATGGCTTCGAACCATCATTCCAGTCTGCCGACTGGAGAACTTCCATTGTCCTATCTCACATTTTTTGAGGGCTGCCAGACTGTGACGCCCGGCAACCTCTGAAACATGGGAGGAAATACATTCATCTGGATTACTGTCCAGTTCCTGCATGATACCATACTAGCACTTTTTCTCCCGACATGAACCGACCTTTTCAAAAAATCTTTTACTTCTCACCCAACAGTTTTCATCTGTATATTTGACTCTCCTGTTTGGAAACATTCGGTTCATTCTGTCCGCTACCTGTACCCAGGTAAGACCATCTATGTAATAAAAACGGAACATAATCCTCAGTTCACTTTTATTAATCCCCTGTATGTACTCCTCCGCCTGAATCGCCAGTTCCAGTAGTTCCCCCTCCATCCTGGCCAGCTGAGCATCGTACCTCTGAAGAAGGCCACGGTTCCGATAATACTCCGGTATAGGATATCCAGTTATTTTAATACAGCCTATTGTTCCGTCTTTTCTGGTCCCTTTTACGGTATCTGACACCACAGTCAGTTGCTGGAGCCTCTGTTCCAGCTGCTTCCTTCTCCGACGAATATCCTTAATTTCTTCCATCATCTCCCGATACTGGACCAGTATATTCTTGTCCAATGGTGCCACCTCTTTCACAAATTTTTCACAGTTCCAACATAAATCTGTCACAGCTTCCTGATATTCTTAAACCATCAAGTAAGACAGTTACTTTTTACATAGATTCTTTTTCATACTCTCCGGCGGTTTTAAGCCGCCGGAACCTCCTTTCTTCAGGGCCATATGCGCCCTGTTTTTTTATCTCTCAATACAATCCGGTTCACCACTTCACAATCATGCCATCCAGCGATAGTTTTCATTCTCCGGATGGCATTCTCCACGTTCTCTGGCTGCCGGTCTGCCTCTCTTATGGCCCGGCAGGCGACGGGATCTCTCACGCCGCTGCCGTTGTGGTATAAATCAGACTTCAT